CAAGAGCAATGGGATAATATACTAAAAGATATAGATAAAAGCCATAATAAGTTTGACAATAGTGCCCATGTTACGGTTGGCGGTACAGTTACCCCTGTTGATACCGATGCTGCAAACCCTCAATTACAAGAGATGCGGCAAACTAATCAATATCTGCTACAATTAATCGCTGAAATGCAAAGATTGTCAACACTGCTGACGGGAAATGTTCAACCCATGCCAAATCCTAATCCAGTTATGGGTATCAGGATGCAATATGATCAAGCTAAAAAAGATGGTGACAAGAGCGACAAAAAAGAAGAAAATGATTACATTACGGAAAATTATGTCGAAAAACTAAATGAAAGATTAAAAAAGCTGGAATTAAAAGCTAAAGTATAAACTTTTACGAATATCAGGACGATATTATCTTAAACTCCATGGAGGGGAACAACAATGAATTCAGAACAAATGAAAGCTTTTGAAGCAAGATTAGTTACGATTGAAGCACAGAATAAAGCTTTAGAAACAGAAAATAATGAAGCTAAAATAAAATTAGCTTCATATGAAAAAGCTGGCATGGAAGCTTTAGTGGGAAATAGGACAAGTGGAAGTTCTATTAATTCTGATGAACAAAAATGTTTGAGAATGTTTGGCGTTGGATCAGTTAAGAAACTTCTCGAAACAAACGTATGTGCTGACCGATATTCTAGGGTTCCACAAGAATTGAAGCATATGGCTATCGAGCTTAAAAAAGATTTCCAAAATGCTCGATTTATAGCGCAATTGTTTCATGATGGAAAAATGGATAAAATTGGAGCTACCGAAGCTCTTGATAAATTTCCAGCGTGTCCTTCGATCTTAGAAACTTCTTACGCAAAAGATATTTTGATTCCAAAGCTCAAGGCTTTTGGAACTGGTGTAACTGGCGGCGGTGCTGAGTGGATACCAACAATGATATCAAGCTCTTACATCCCTGAATTTGAGCTTGAAAGAGAATTGGTAGGAACATTGCAAGAAATTACAATGCCAAGTTCTCCCTATGAACTTCCTTTTACCAAAAATTCTACAACAGCTCGAAAAGGAACGGAAGGAACTACAGCTACCGAATCAAGCTTTGGAACTGACGTTCTTCAATTCAATGCAAAGAAATTTCTTGAATATTATATCTTACCAGAAGAGGTTAACGAAGATTCAATAGTATCTATTTTAGAACTGGCTAGACAACAACTTTCAGAAGCTCACAAAAGAGCTTTTGAAACAGCAACAATAAACGGTGTGCAGATGCCTTTAGTCGGCGTTCATATCGATAGTGACACCAATGCAGGTGCCGCAGATCTTGCCGAAAAACAATGGACAGGTTTAAGAAAGCTTGCTCTTGATAACTCGGCAAATGGTGGAACTACCGACTTTTTGAACGCTGTTATTTCCGATGCAAAACTTGGCGAAATGAGAGCCTCAATGGGTAAATTCGCAGTATCTCCAATGCAGCTATTATGGGTAATGGGACCATTATCATATTTGCAAATGATCAAAACAACTAATGTTGTTACTGTTGATAAAATGGGACCAAACGCCACAATTCTAACAGGCCAATTGGGCGCGTATGATGGAATTCCAATAATTCAAAGTGGTTATATCCGTCAAGACATGAACGCAACGGGCGTTTATGATGGTGTTACTGTAGATCGTACTGGATGTATCTTGATCAGAAGAGATAGACTTTATTTTGCAACACGCAGACCTATTCGACTAGCTCTTAGAGAGTCTAGAAGTGCTGATGATAGATATGAAATTGCTTCTTATTCTAGAACTGATTTTGTCGCTAGAACTCAGGACGCAAACGAAGTATCAATTTCTTACGGTTTGAATGTTGCGACTTAATTTAACTCTTTAAACAGCACAAGGGGGGTTGGTGGAAATGCTAACCCCTTTTTAAAGTTTAGGGGGATAATGTGGCTGTTATTTTTGAAGGCCGACACCAATTGCAAGAAAAACAATCTTTGCCGTTGGTCAAGCTCGAATCCAGAACTGATGAGATAAAATATTATAAATTAGATGTTGCAGGGAATTCCTTGCTATCTACTGTATATTGTCATACCGCTTTAGCTGGATCAAGTGTTACAGTAGATTATTATGACTTTACTACTGGTTTTGAATTTAATGAAGAAAACCCATTAAGAAGCCATATTCCCGTAACTTCTGGACCTGATTTTAATAAAATATTAGTAACTCACGCGCATGACAAAATTGTTATGCGAGTTACGGTAGTAGGTACAGTAGAGTTCTCGGTTTACGGAACTATAGTTTCTAATTCTGCAAGTGACTTAGATAGTGCTTTGGTTCAAGAAGCGCAGATAGTAAGATTACTTTTAGATAAAGCTATTCCCATTGCTGGTTATGATGAACTAAATGGATTATGGCGACTACTTAGAACAGATGAAACTGGGGCTTTATATGTTAAGGATGCTGGTAATGCTGGTAATCCTCTTTTTCACGACTACGAAGGGCTAACTGAGAATGGTGTAGAGAAAATATTAATTAGCGAAACCGTTCCTTCTGGAAGAAGCAGAAGTTTATCGCAGTTAAGAATTACATGCAGGGAAATAGGTCTATACAAAATTTATATTAATAATGCTATAATTGGAAGTGGAAGATTAGGACCATCGAAAATAAATGATACATTTGAGTGGACACCAAGGAGATTGATGTTGGAAGCTGATGTTTATAAACTGACGTATGAGACTTTTTTAGGAAGGCCCAACAAGTCTATCGAGGCTTATTGGATGTTGAACGAAATTATTAACTAAGGAGTTTGAAAATGAGTTTAGCGACAGATAACCCTCAAGCTTTTCCAGTGTTGGAAGATCCCACAACCAAAACCGGAGTAGCTTTAGCCAAGGTTTTAGAAAATGATGCAGCGGCTGGAAAAAATGCTTTACCTGCTTTGGTTGGAATCGATCCAGCATCTAATCTTAGATACCTAAAAACCAATACAGCGGGCGAATTGGTTGTTGACACTGACTCGGAAGAAGTAGCTTGTTTATCAGCGGCGGCAAAAGTTACGGGCGATAATGCTATAGAGCAAGATGTTGTATCTGTTACTCTTCAAAATTCTGTTGAATATAAAAAAATAGGGTGGATTGTTTCTTGTTTTAGGCAAGCAGAATATAGAATTGTTCACATAGATGATGATGGTGGTGTTGGTGAAGCTGAAAATGAACTATCTACAATTTTAGTTGGCCCAGGCGATTATACTGATAGCGGTGAGCTTACTTGTTTGAATTTCACTTCAGGAGCTACAGGAACTCAAACTTTAAAAGTTGTCGCAATTAACAAAGACGCGGCCAGCGATTTAAGGGCAACAATTTCTGTTCTTGAAATGCAATAATCTAAGGTGTTTAGTGTTTTTATTTAGTTTATTAAGTTTTAATATGAGGTAAAAAATATGCTTACATTTTTTAGACCATCTTTTAAGTCTGGTATTATGTTGATCAAAGACAGAAAAGACGGCAAAATAAATAAAAAAATCTTTAAAGCTGGCGACAATGGCAAAAATTTTGCGTTTGATGACGAAGCTTACGTTTTAGAAAGTTATCCCAGTTGGTTTATGGATGAAACGGCCTATCAAGATAGAAAAGAAGCTCTCAAGAAAGCAAAGAGAGAGCAAAAAACTGTAAAGGTTTAAAATGAATAAACTAGCTTTTGTTGCTGTATTCCTAATGATAACCGTTGGAATTGGTACATTTAGATTTGTTGAAGCTCAAGATTTACCTCCTGTTTTTCCTACAAAGATCACAGGAGGTAATGAACAATACGTCGCTGATGTTATCTTGAAAGAAGCTCGACACGCTCTTGTTACAGATGCAACGGTTACAATTGAGCAACTTTTCGGTAGAGACCCACAAGCAACAAGCTGGTTTTATATTGGGACTGCTACAGATGCCAGCGGAGTTGGTGCAATTGGTGATACTGTGAGGGTACAGATACCTTCTGCGGTTAGTCCAATAGGCGTTGTATATCCTACCGTGGATGTTACAACAACTGTTACTTCAAATGAAACCCTCGATGATAGTCCTGAGCAAGCTTTAGCAAAGCTTATTTGTAGCGATCTTAATCTAGATTCAAATTTTAAAGCCGCGGAGTGGAAATGTCAGGTTGTTAGAGATCATTCTGGCGTTTTTATATCCTCTCGACTTTATAATGAATTCGGAGAAAGAACTACGTGGACCGTTACATCTACAGGAACTACTATTATTAACATGGCATATGATAATTTTGAAAGAAGGGGTTTACCGACAGAGCTTGCGAGATCACCGAATAATCCAAGGCAAGGAATCCTGGGTATATCGGGAACAGTTTCAGTAACGCCAGGAGCTATTTCAGATCAATTTCAAAAGCATTTTTTAAACGGTACATCCAAAAATATGACCGTAGATGGATCAATCACGCCAGTTTTATTTAAGATATTTTGCCAAGTTGGTGAAGACCAATTTATAAATGCTTTTCGGGGCTGGTTTGCTGATAATGGCATTAAATTCGGTCAATTTGCAGGTATTAATTCCGCTCTTACCAATGGGATAGAAATAACGATAAGAAGCGAGGGAGAAGAAAGAATCTTTCTTGCTGAAACAATTAAATCAACAGAAGATTTTCAAAACCATCTTGCCGATCCAGCTAACCTTTTTCGCCTACATGTTCAAGCTGGGCGAGATTTAGTGACAGCGGAAACGGTTTTTGAGAATCCCTTTGTTATACGCGCTTGTGGAACTTTTACGACTGATGACTTTCTTCAAGTAAAGATTCAAGATAATTTAACAACATTATTAGATATGGAATTTATAGCTTTTGGTTTCAGAGAAGAGGAACAATAATGACTTGGATACCAGAACGTGATTTAAACGGTTTTGCATACTTTAAAAATCAAATTTCTGATAGAAATATGCATTATGAGCCTAGAGCGTTAGATTTTATAACATCCAAATTAAATTCTCTCTATAATAGAAAGCATGACAACGCAGGAATTTATCAAGGAACTGATTACGGAGATGCAGAAGCTCTATTCTGGGATTCTTCTGATGCTCAACTAGTCCAAGGTGAAAGCGAAAGTGATGTAGATTTTCAAACTCGATTAACATCATATTGTGTCAAAAGCGAAATATATTTTACGCCAGATTTTAGTTACGCTATTAAGGCTGGTACGATTATGATTAAAGAAACTCCTGATCATGATTGCTATTTTTGGTGTATGGTTGCTCCTCATATTCCAGCGGAATCCGGTGGACAAGTGCCATTTCTGTCTGGAGGATATAATCTTTCTTTCTTTCCAGCAAAATCATTTATTAAAATGGATGGTGAAACAACTTTTTTAATTAATAAAGACGATACATATTTAAGCCATAGATTGGGTATATGTATAAAGCATAATGCTGGTTATCAATTGGGTTTACAGATGATTTATGAGCTATATAAATGAGAATTTTATTTACTAAGAATGATAAATTTTGGTCAAAAGCTCTGATGTGGACTTTTGAAGAGCCAGTTTCTCACTTAGCTTTAGAATTCGATAACCTCAATTTAGTAATAGAATCTTCAAGTCATGGTGTTAAAATAAAAAGAACAAATTACTTTATTGATAAAAATATTCCTCAGATGATTTTAAATATCCCATGTTCATACGATCAAGAAGTAAATGTTTTTAATTGTGTGCTGGATTATTTAGAGGGTGAGAAATATGATTTTAATGCATATTTTTGGCTTGGTTTATTGGGATTTAGAAGAAAATTCTTTGGAATTCCTTTACCAGATCGTAACATAATGCAATCTGTAGATGGTTATTTATGTACTGAGATATTATTTCCTATTACCAGTTTTCTATATAATAATGGATATGATTTATATGACATAGATTTATCTATTATGACACCTCATGGCCTATATTTAAAAATGATTGAGAAATATACAATTGATAAAAATAAGATCGCCTAAATTTCCATTATCACAACATGCTTTTACAAAAATGTTTGAAAGCATAGATGGCCATTCTATTCCACAAGATTATCTTTTTTCTGAAGATTCAAAAACTATAGCAGCATATGATTCAGAGGATAAATTATTAGGCGGGTTTTGTTTGGTATCGGGCAATTTGAATGATGGATTTGCAAATCTTAGAACTGTAAAACAGGCTAGATTATTTTTTTATGGAAAATCTAGTTTAGACAATCTAACTGAAATAACAGGTTATTTTATAGCAGATAAAAAATGTGGGCTTAAATTAACAATGAGGTTAGTTCTTGAAGTTCTTAGAAATCCCTCGAATTCATTTATCTACTCATACGCGGCAAGCAATAAAAAGCTTGAATCTTATTACAAGACCGGAAACCCTAAGCGCATGTTTTCTGGTTATATCTATTATCCTAACGATTATAATATTGAAAATGTAGAAATTTTATCAAAATGGGGTATAATCAAAATATTTCTAAATCGAACAATGAAACTAATTAAAAGGAAGTTAAAATGAAACTTAAATACATCGGACCAAGGGAATATATTACACTTCATGAAGTTAAAAATCCAGATGGTGGAATGGGAATCAGAGCTAACAAGAATCAATCTTTTGAATGTAGTTCGCTTGTAGCTTCTCAACTTCTCAGCAAAAATAAACAACATGTTAGACCTATTTTTGAGGAAGCTACCGAATCCGAGGATATTGATATTTTAAAAGATTTTGAAGTGCCTGAAAACAAAATGTTGGCAAAGCCTAAAAAAACTAAATAGGTGATATTATGACTCTTAATGCAAATGCTTTGATAACTTTAGCGCAAGCAAAAATTTTCGTCAAAGTCCCGACGGCAGAAACAACTCATGATACTTTGTTGGAAGATTTTATAAATGAATCATCTCAATTGATAGAGTCATATTGTAATCGTAAATTTGTTTTGCAAGAATACACAGAGATACATAGCGGAAATGGTCTAACTCAACTGATGACTAGATCTTTCCCCATTGTCTCCGTTACATCTCTTTATGATGATATCTCTAGAGCTTTTACAACTGTAATCGATCCAAATAATTACACTATAATGCAAGATGAAAAGGGTTTAGCATACGGGATAGAAAGATTTGATAACATATTCATACGCGGCCAAAGAAATGTAAAAGTAATTTTCCAGGGTGGATATTCTGTAATTCCTTCTGATCTTCAACTGGCCTGTAAAGTCACACTAGCTTTTTATTATTTTAAACAGCAAGAACAAGAATGGACAACCAACACAAAAGCGAAGGGCGACGAAAATATTACGATGATAGAAGGATTGCCGAAAAGTGTTACTGAAATTTTGGACAAATACAAACGGACTGAAATTCTTGGTGAAGATGAATCGGTGAGGAATTATTACTAAAATGTCTATCTCATTCAAAATTAGAGCTAGAAATTTAGAGAAGATTTTAAAACAGTTAGGCGATCAACAATCAGAGGTTTCTTCGCGCGATAATCCAGCATTAAAAGCAGCTCTTATAAAGTCGGCTAACCTAATAATAAATCAAGCTAAATTAAATATAAGAGGTTGGGGTTTAATCGATACTGGTAGGCTATTAAACTCGCTTAGATATGAGTTTTATAGGCCAGAAAATAAGGATTCTCTAGGAATTAGAATAGGTTCTTTTGGTGTACCTTATGCCGCTGTGTGGGAGTTTGGCTTTCATGGGACAGTATCAGTTAGAGCACATTCAAGAATGGGCAATAATGTTAGAGCACATAGCAGAAAAATGAATGTACCCAAAAAACCTTATTTGCTTCCAGCATATGAAGCTAATAAAATTCGAATACGACAATTAATAACGGAGGCTTCAAATGGGGTTTAAAAGTGATATTTCTAAAAAATTAGTAGCAGCAATCGAAAGCGTAACTGTGTTGAATGGATATTCTCAAGATATAAAATTGGTACAATTTGATAAAATAAGACTAAACATTACAGATTATCAAGACTTTGAACTTCCAGCGGTCCAAATTATCGATATGTCTAAATTATTTAATCATGAAATGTCTCGAAGTAAGTCAAGCTGGTTTTTGGCAATAGAATTATGCATGAGAACAACTGAACAAATAGGCGTTGTTGATCAATTGTCATTATGGGATTTGGAAGAAGATATAATGAGAGCTATAATGGAAGATCCAAAGCTATCATTAAATTATGTGCTTCATTGCAAGATGGTTGATTCTATAACTGACTTACACTTGCAAGCTCCTAATTATGTGAGTACACTAGGTATAGAAATAATGTATTATGAGCCTGTTACAAGACAAAACTGCTAGAAAGAAAATTAACAAGGCAAACCAAGGAGGGTAAGCCATGACTAAAAATTATGCTAATATCTACAATTCGGGAAATGATTCTATTTCTCTTGAGCAAAGATTTTATTTAAAACAAGAAACGGTTAGAGGGGTTATAGAAGCTCCTGTAGGAAGTGATTTTTTCTTTCATCTTCCAGGTGGACAAATTTCTTACGAGCAACCATTTGAAAGCTCAATGCAAAGAAGTGGAAGACACCACAACAATATAATCAAGAAAAAAATAACTTCTGCGTGGAACTTGTCAACATATTTTAACGTCGACGAAGCGGCTATTTTGGGTGTGACAGAAATTGATCCATCTTTAAGAGTACTTTGGAAATCTTTGCTAGGAAATGAAACAACTGTTCCAGGTTTATCTTACGAGCCTAGCGAAGCTCCTGATCTTACCTTTTCACTCTTTGAAGTGGGCGATACATGGAGTAGGCAAGCCGCTGGTGCGTTTGTTCAAGGTGGTAATATCCAGCTTCCAGGTGACGGTGAAGCAACTGTCGAATGGTCTGGAAATGCTAAGATTTCCTATTTTGTTGGCATAGCTCAATCTTTAGCTGTAAATGATGGCGCAAACACAATACAGCTCGAAGCTGGAGAAGCTAGGCGAATTCCAAAAGGCGCAGTGGTAATGCTTATTGAAGCTGATGGACTTACTCGCTCGGCGGATACTCCAGATGGATCACCAAGAAAAGTAACCGCTTCAAATACATCAACAGATGTTATAACGGTTGACGGAGCTGTTTTAGCCGATGCCGATGGTAGTGGAGTAGGCTTGCCGCTTTACGTTTCTTATTATGAGCCAGAAACTCCAGTAGCAATTGATAATCCAATCACAGGACTAGTCGGAAGCATTAGCGTTGTGGGCTTATCTTCTCAGTGTTTTAGAAGCCTTGGAATTAACGTGCAAAACAACCACGAATTGGTTGATTATTGCTATGGAGAAGAAGGTTTAGGCGGCGCAATATACATTCCTGGCGATAGACTTACGGCAGAAATTACTATGAGTATGAACTTGAATCATACTGTAGGCGAATTTTTAAATAGAAGGACTTCCTTTGAATCTGAAGATATTACTGCGATTCTTGGTGATTCAACTGGAAGGCATTTTAAAGCTCTAATACCAAGAGCTATCTTTTCCGTTCCAGCATTTTCAGTGCCAGATACGGGGTCAATTCCAGTAGAATTTTCAGGTACAGCATATCAAACAACTAACGAAGCGGCAGATGAATTAACAGCTAAATTCTTGTAATATTGCTAGTCCATCATTAATTTGATGGACTTCTATTTTTCATTTTGAGGTTAAAAATGGCTCTTAAAAAAGCGGAAAAAATCGGACTAGTTAATTTTATTCATCCAAACGACGAAGCAATTGATACAAGCGTTGATAGCTCAGGTGTACCAGCTTCAAACATAGAGCTGTACAAAGATGATTGGGATTTTGACAAGCATTGTGTTTTAAAAGAGGGTGTTGAGCCAACAATTTTTAGGTTAAATTTTAACATTCCTTATAAAAAAGCACAGGCATTAAAAAACTCAACTCTTGGAGGTGATGGTAAAAAAGAGGAATTCGGTTTTAAATTAGGGAATTTTTCTTTCCAGACCGTCAGGACTGTTTTGGCTGAAATTATAAATCCAGTAGGTACACCACCGGAAGAGATGTTTGTTGTCAAGAAAGACAAAGATAGCTTAGTATCTAAAGAAACTATGGAAGAATTAGAACAGTGTGGATTAGTGGATGATATTTTTAGTTTTTATAACACTATTAAATCCGATCCAAATGTACTTAAAAAAAAATAGAAGCCTTATTTACTCTGAGATTTTCAGACCTAGCCGATCTTGAAAAACAAGGTCGGCCTTTTCAGTGCTCAAAATGTCTAATAAACCCTCAAAACAAAAAACCGAGGAATACAATAGCAAAGGCTAGGCGTTGTAATGAGGACCGATGGGACTTTACGGAAGAAGACGGTTCGGCCTTTCCAATTCAATTACATCAAGGTGGTTCTCAATTCGGGTTTTGTCCAGCAAAAATTGAAAGAGATGATCAAGAAACATTAATGATATTTAACACCTTACTTGCTATACTCATAACTGGTAACTGGCCAGATAATGGATGTATGAATGATCAAGAAGCTATTTGGGTTGAACTTATCTCGGAATTCGGACCATTATATGACGAAATGAAATTTAATCAAAGATTGTCGAAGGTAGCTAAATTAGTATCAAGTGCTTTTGGTGGGAGCAAAGGGAGTAAATAAAATGGCTTTAGAAAAAAGCAAATTGATCATAGAAATAGAAGCCAAAAATTCTGGACTTTCTAAAGAAATAACTAAAACTAAAGAAGAAATTAGAAAACTTGGTGAAGAAACTATAGTAACTTCTAATAAGTCACAAAAAGCTCTAAATGATTTGGAGAAAAAATATATACAATTAGCCTTAAGCCTTGATAAAGCGGTATCAAAACCAAATAACATAGGCTTTGATGAAAAAGAATTACAAAATATATCACGAGAATTTTCTGATTTAACAAGAGAATATGAGTATTTTTCTAAGTCTATAGCTAATACATCCGAGATTTTAAATACTATTTCAATTTCAGAAAAAAATGTAACTAATCATACTAGGATATTATCGCAAGAAACAGGAATTGCAGCTAATTCCATGAATGAATTTGATAAATCCACGAATTCAGCTAAGACTTCTTTAGGTGCATTTTCTGGTATTCTTTCCAGTGTAGGGGTATTAATAGCTGGTATAGGCGTAGGCTTGGGATCGATTATAACCTTTTGGAATCAATTCACACAACTTATAGATGTTTTAACAGATCCAGAAAAAATAAAACGATTAGGAGATATATTAAAAATGCTGGCTTTCATTGCTGAATTAAAAGGCAATGATGAATTAGCGAATAGGTTTAGAAAAACATCTACAGCAATATCAGATATAAGCTCAAATTTAACAACATTTATGGAGGATAGCCAAAAGCGTTTTGATAGAGCTGTTATAGCAGTAGATGTTTATAACTCAGCAATGACAACATTAAAAGCCTCTTTTATAGCGGTAGGCGTAGCGGCAGTAAGTTTTGTAGGGTTAGGTATAAAGCACAGTATTCAAAGGTCTATACCAGTTTTTCAGAATGCTACTATAGGATCAAAAAGCTTTGCAGAATCTTTGGTAATGGCCGCTAATAGTAGTCATTTATTTAAAAAAGCTACAAAACAGGGCTTTCGTCAAGCTTTAGATGATACAAAAGCTTTGGGTATTGCATCCAGAAAAACCCTTGGTACACTTGGCAAACTTACAACGGCTGGCATGTTTCCGCTTGTCGAAGCAGGGATAATATTAGGCCCAATATTAGGAGCACTTGGAAGCGTTCTTATAGGTGTAGATAACTCGGCTGCTAAATTTATGGGTACGATAACATTATTAGGCGCGTTTATTTTAGGTAGTTTTGCCGCTGTAGTTACATTTGCTTTTAAAGCTATAGGTAATTTAAGTAGGGCTATTGGACAATCATTTATAGATTCTATGAAAAGCTGGGAAGAAAGTTTTATAAAAGCTCAAGCAACTCTAGAGCAATTCTTATTTACAGTGGAATCGTTTTCTGAAGTTTTTGGAGAAAAATCTGTAGGAGATATAAAAACATGGTCAAATGTAATTGAAGAAATGACCAAAACTACTATTTTTTCAACAACTGAATTACAAAAAGCTACAAAATTATTAATTGCTGAAGGTTCTTCATTGGGTTTAAGTTTAGAACAAAACTTAAAAATAATGTCAAGAGCTGCTGATGTAGCTTCAAGCGCACAAAAACCTATTGAAGACGTAATAGTTTCAATGAACAGTGCTTTAATGGGTCAATCTCAAGCTCTAGGAAATTTAGGTGTAAATGTAAGTGAAGCGGCTGTTAAACATTCTAAATATGCAAAGTCTTTAACAAAGACAATGAGCCAGCTATCCGAAACTGAAATGATCCAAGCAAGATATAACACTTTGATGGAAAATTCTATTGCGTTTATTGGATCGGCTGAAAAAGCTACTGAATCTATTATGGGAGCAAATATACAATATGAAAAATCAATTAAAAATGTTCAACAAGCATTAGGAGAACAGAGCTATTTTACCGTTCTTTATATAAATGTTCTTAAAGAATTAGCTACCGTATTTTTGGATTTACCAAAACCAATGTTAAAAGTCATAGGAACTATGATTGACTTCTCAGGAGTAGTCTTAAAAATAAGTGGTACAATAATGATTTATATAGGGACCGTAATAAGTCTCACAACGGTTATAGCGTTTCTTTCAGCAGCATTAGCTACAAATATAGTAGCACAAAAAACAATGACAATAGCTATGGGCTGGGCTGGTAGGGCTTTGGGGGTTGAAACGGTTGCAGTTACATCATTATCTATTGCTATGAGCAATTTAGGTATAATTATAGGTGGAAGTCTTCGTGTCGCAATAGTTTCTTTTATAAAACTTATATTTGTTTTAACAGCCAAAATATGGGCTTTAAGTGTTGCTATTATGACTAATCCAATTTTTGTTAAATATGTAAGCATAGCAGGAGGAATATCTTTAATAGTTCTAGTATTGATTAAGATGAAAAATGAGATACAAGTATTTTTAGATATTATTCCAGATTGGGTTAAATGGTTAACGGTTGCTATAAGTGCGTTAACGGCCCTAAGATATGCGATAAACTCAACTTATTTCAGCGGTTTATTGTTAAATAAATTCTTAAGAAATTATATTCTTACTATTAAATTATATGCTGCTATGACTTATGGAGCTGTGACATCAAATACCCTTCTTGCTTCTGGTATAACGGTTACAGGAAATATTTTAATGACTAAACTTATTCCAGCTTTAAAAGCTGGAATATTATGGTTAAGAGCTTTTACGGTTGCTGTTTTATCAAATCCTTTATTCTGGTCTTCGGCAGCAATTGCAGCT